GCCCCGGGGCCAGGTCCGGTACATCGGCGGCGCCTGCGACTTCATGAAGGCGGACGCTGCGGCTGCCATCGACATGAAGGCCGAGTCGGCCATCGACCCGGCCAACCAGGCCACGTGGAAGAACTGCGCCCGGGTCGACTGCCCGCCGATCCTCGACGCCGTCGTGAACCCGATCTCCCAGTGCATCTACTTCGGCAACCTGCACTACCGGACCTTCCCCGAGCAGGTCGCCGCGTTCCTCGAGGACGTCGCCGTGGCCCTCGCCTCCCGCAAGGAGGTGTTCTACCTCGACTACATCGACTCGAACTCGACCGCGGTCAGCAGCACCGGGCCGTACGGGGCGTCGCGGAACCTGATCTACGACTGGACGACCGCAGCGGTCGCCTACCGGAAGCGTGCCGGGATGCGCCGCACCGCCCCGATCGTCATGGAAGCCCCCGACTGGTCGATCGAGCTGCTGAAGCTCGACATCGCCATGAACCAGTTCGGCTCGCCGGAGGTGTTCAACATCACCGACGCCCAGGCCACCGCCTACCTGCGGGACCGGAACATCGTGGCCGTCTGGTACAACGACTCGGCCACCGGCCGGGGCCAGAAGTTCGACACGCCGCAGGCTGCCGGAGCGCTGAACAAGTGGCCGACCCTGGTCACCAGCTACCTGCACGCCCCCGGCACGTTCGGGCGGATGGACGGGGGCACGCTCGACGTCGGCCTGGTTCGCGACTCGACGCTGAACCGGACCAACGACCTGCAGCTGTTCATGGAGGAGTGGATCGGCGTCCTGAAGCTCGGGTGCGAGTCGATCCGCCTCACCTCCACCGTCTGCCCGTCCGGCGCCGGCCCAGCCGCCGTCACGCCCCGCACCTGCCCGTAACGCCGACCGAACGAGGAGGGAGCGCACATGGCCTCGAAGGCTGTTAGGAGCATCAAGGGGGTGGCCGCACGGGTCACCCGGGCCGACGCCTGCGGCGTCGCCGTCTCCGGCCCGTCCGGGTCGGCGGTGTCCCGCGGGTTCATCTCCGTCGAACTCGGCCAGGAGTTCGAGGACGGCGAAGAGTTCCTGCTGAAGTCGGCTGACGGCGAGTTCATCGTCAACGACCGGGACAAGAAGCGGCTGAAGTACCAGACGATCGCCGTCAACTTCGGCGAGGTCCACCCGGCTCTCGCCGAGCTGACGTCCGGTGTCCGGGTGATCAGCAACGGCCCCGACCAGGTCGGCTGGGCTGTCGGCGACGGGATGGGGGCCAACAACTTCATCCTCGAGGTGTGGTCCCGGATCCCCGGGCAGGCGTGTGTCGTCGGCGGCACCGAGGAGTTCCTCCTGTGGGTGTGGCCGCTGGTGAAGAACACGGTGCTCAGCAACCCGACGATCGAGTTGGCGACCGCCACGTTCAAGATCGAAGGCGAGTCGTCTGTCAACCCCAGCTTCGGTCTCGGCCCCCGGGCCGGCGTCATCCTCGGCGGCCCGATCGGACCGAAGGAGCACCAGGCCGTGTTCCGCACGTCCACCATCCCGCCGCCCGACTCCAACGGGTACCTGGCTTTCTAGGAGGCGGGCCCGGGACCGGCCCCGTGCCCGCCGGCTATGCAGCCGGATACTCAGGAGGCTACGGGCCATGACCAGGCTCTGCGGCCCGTGGCCGGCCGACCTCACCGACTGCGCCGCCCCCGCCGGTGGCCTCGAAGAACACCTCGAGGCTGCCACCGAAGTGCTGTGGGCCCTGTCGGGCCGCAGGTTCGGGTCGTGCACCGCCACGTTCCGGCCCTGCTCTGGCGCGGACGTCTGCACCCCGATCGTCGACCGGGCCTGGGCGCCGCTGGCCACCTGCCGCTGCTCAACGTCGTGCGGTCACCGGCTCCGTCGGCGGCTGCTGCTGCCCAACCCGGTGGTGTCCGTCGGCGAGGTCAAGGTCGACGGCGCGGTGGTGCCCGCCTCGGAGTACCGGCTTGAGTCGCGCCGCTGGCTGGCCCGCCTCGGCGGGTCATGGCCGGCCACGCAGAACCTGGACCTGCCGGACACCGAGGCGGGCACCTGGTCGGTGACGATCACCTGGGGTCAGCCTGTCCCCGCCGCGGGCCTGCTGGCCGCCGCGCAGCTGGCCTGCGAGTTCTACAAGGCGGTCGCCGCGCCCGACGACTGCGGCCTCCCGGCCCGGCTGACGACGATCACCCGGCAGGGGCTGACGATGACCGTTCTTGACCCGGCCGACTTCCTGAAGGAAGGCAAGACGGGGATCACGTCGATCGACCTGTGGCTTGCCGCCGTCAACCCGGCCCGCCTGCACCGGGCCGCCAGAATCTTCCGGGCCGACGACGATGACAGCCTGGTTGCCACTGCCGGGCCGACCGCTCCCGGCGCCACGATCACCAAGTACGGAGGCTACTGATGCCGAGCACGAACCTGCCGGTTGACATCGACGGGTCGTACCCGGATGACCCGGCCGACCCGAGCCGGAAGCTGCACCAGCAGCATCATGACGCGGTCCACGCGCTCACGAACGCCGGCGTCGCGTCGTCGGCGGAGCTGGCGGACCGCGTGACGAAGTGGAAGCCGATCACCGCCTACGCCGCGGGCGACCAGGTGCTCAACCCGTCCGGCCAGATCGTCTCGGCCAACGTCGCGTTCACCTCCGGCGCCACCTACACGGCTAGCAACTGGACCGACGCACTGAACGCCACCTATGTGCCGATCAACGGCAACACAACGATCAACGGCAACAAGTTGTTCAGCGGCCCCCGCCCCTGGATCGACATCGAGCCCGGCCCCACTGGCGGAGCAGGAACCGACGACGCCCTGACCGTCATGGCCGCCATCGCCGCCCTTCCGGTATCCGGTGGCCGCATCCGCATGACCGCTCCCGCCTACCGTTTCAAGACCGATGTGGTTTGGAGCGGCAAGTGTGTTCAGATTGAAGGTACCGGCCGGGGCTTCCAGCCGGGCCAAGGGACCACCCTCAACTGCGACCCTGGCGTGTCGGGCTTCATCGTGCAAAACGGGGTGCTGGGCCGGGGCGCTGGCAGTATTATCCGTGGGTTCAAGATCAAGAACACTGAGTCAAGGGTGGCCGTCACCAACAAGGCCTTGACCGCCAACGTCGCGACCCTGACCACCGCCGCCGCCCACGGGTTCGTTGTTGGTCGCTTGGTGGCCGTCGTCGGGGTCGACGCCACTTTCAACGGCTACCACACTATCGGCAGCACTCCGACAGCAACGACGTTCACCTTCGCCAAGGTCGCCGCTAACGTGGCATCTGCGGCAGCGGCCGGGGCAGCGAAGATGACGCTCGCTATCACAAACAAAGCCTTGACCGCCAACGTCGCGACCCTGACCACTGACACCGCCCACGGGTTCGTTGTTGGTCACTTGGTGGAGGTGGCTGGGCTCGCCGCACCCTTCGACGGTTACCGTTACGTCACCAGCATCCCGACAGCAACGACGTTCACCTTCGCCAAGGTCGCCGCTAACGTGGCATCTGCGGCAGCGGCAGGACAAGCGGCGGTCTACAACAACGGCGTACGGATGCAAGCCAACGGCATGACGACCGAAGACTGCGTTATCGAAGGGTTCGGTGGGGCTGGCCTGTTCGTGTTCAGCGGGAACGTAGATGAGGACGCCGTCGTCTCCACCAACGCCAACAACTGCCTGATTACCCACGTCGCCTCGTACAACAACGAGGACGGCTTCCACGCAATGGGCACCGACGCCAACCAGTGCACCTTCGACGGTGTCCCCGACGCCTCGGGGAACGCCCGCTACGGCGTCAACGACGAATCGTTCTTGGGCAACACCTACATCGCCCCCCACTTCGCCGGCAACCTCACAGCCATGGCCCGTGTCCGTTATGTGTGCAACCACTTCTACGGCGTTTACCGCGAAACCGACACCCTCCCGGCTGTCATCTTCGACGCTGGGTCGTCCAGCAACTACTTCTTCTTCAAGGTGTTGGAACTCGGCCCGCTGACCGAACCCGAGATTTTCCTAGGCGACACCAGCAGTAATGGCATCATGTGGCCGGGCGGCGGTCTGCGCTTCGAGCAGCTCGCCGTCGGCAAGACCTCCACGGCAGGGGTCGTGCTGAGTGACCTGTTGCTCCAGCTTCTCGCCGGGTCGAGGGTTCAGTTCCAGAACGCCCTCGCCACCGCCAACTGGGATGTGCAGGTCATTGCTGACGGGCGCCTCGTGTGGAGTTCGCCCCAGGCCGTTGCCTTGTTCATGCAGAACCCGATCGAGGTGATCGGTGGTATCACGTCGTACAGCGGTAATGTCGACATCGCTACCGCCGGGACGGGCCTCAAGGTTCAAGGGACGTCGGTAGTCGGGGCTAGAGGCGCCGCCGTGGCGGACCCAAGCGGCGGGGCGACCGTAGATACCGAGGCGCGTGCAGCACTCAACGCCCTCCTCGCTCGGCTCCGCACGCACGGGCTGATCGCCACATAACGTCTGGATGAGAGCGGCGAGCCGGAGACGGCTTGTCACCTAGCCGCGTAGCCTGAGGCTTCCAATCGGGGCAGCCTCCGCCGGTGTTACCAGCACCGACGGAGGCCTAGGCACCGACCTAGCAGGAGGTCAGCACTTGTCCACCGACGCTACCCACGCACAGCTTGTGACCCCGCTCGACGAGGCCCTCCTCGTCGCCGGCGGATACCTAGCGGGCTACAGCGGCCACACGCTCACCGGCTACCGCATCGACCTGCGCGCCTGGTTCACTCACTGCGAGAAGAACGGCCTAGTCGTTCTCGAGGTGAAGCGGGTCCACGTCGAGATGTTCGGCCGGCAGATGGAGGCCGATGGGTACGCCCGCGCCACCATCGGCCGCCGCCTCTCCACGGTCGCCGGCTTCTACCGCTACTGCGAAGCCGAGGACATCTTGGCGAAGAGCCCGGCACGCTTCGTCCGCCGCCCCAAGTCCTCCCAGGAGTCGTCGACGCTCGGCCTCGACCGGATGGAGCTCGGCGCCTTCATCACCCACGCCGCCGTCCTCAGCCCCCTGCACCACGCTCTTGGCTGCCTCCTGAATGGCCTTCGGGTCTCCGAGGCCTGCGGGGCTGACGTGGAGGCTCTCGGCTCCGAGCGGGGCCACCGGACGCTGCGGATCATCGGGAAGGGAGCCAAGCCGGCCACCGTGCCGCTGGCGCCCCGCACGGCCAGAGCCATCGACCTCGTCGTCGGCGACCGGTTCGAGGGGCCGCTGTTCGCCTGGGACGGCCGGCGCCTCGACCGGTTCACTGCCGGTCGCATGGTCAGGGCTACAGCGAAGCGGGCCGGGATCACCAAGAAGGTCGGCCCGCACAGCCTGAGGCACAGCTTCATCACCGCCGCCCTCGACGCCGGGGTGCCGCTCCGCGACGTCCAGGTCGCCGCCAGGCACGCCGACCCGCGCACGACCACGCGCTACGACCGGGACCGGATGAACCTTGACCGGCATGCCGCTTACATCGTCTGCGCCTTTGTGGCCGGTGCAGCCTGAGGTGACCCGGATCCTTGTCTGGCCGGCCGATGACGGCGCCTGCGGTCACCTGCGCCTGTTCTGGCCCGCCCAGCTTGCGAATGCCGTCGGCGCCGACGTTCGGGTGCTCGAAGGCGACCTGCCGGTCGTCCGGGGCCCCGGCGGGCGGATCCGGGAGGTGCCCGTCGACTGCGACGTGCTGGTCCTGCAAAGGCCGTCGGGTGAGGTGATGCTCGAGGTGATCCGGGCAGTCCAAGCCCAAGGGGTCAAGGTTGTCGTCGACATGGACGACGACCTCGAACGGGTCGACCGGGCCAACGTGGCCTGGGGGTCCGTCCACCCGCTGAGCTCCCCGACGGCGAACTGGCGGCATGCCAAGGCCGCCTGCGCAGCCGCCGACCTGGTCACCGTCACGACGCCCCAGCTGGCCACCAGATACGGCAAGCGGACCGTGGTGATCCCGAACTGCCTGCCCGCCGGCTTCTGCGGCCGGCCACGGGGCACGGGCATGACGGTCGGCTGGCCGGGCCTGGCCGGCACCCACCCGAACGACCTGCAGGTCACCAGGGGCAACGTCGCCGGCGTGGTGGCTGCCACGCCGGGCGCCTCGTTCCTCCAGGTGGGCCCGGGGGACGCCGCCGGGCCGCTCGGCTTCAAAGCCCGCTCCGACGCCACCGTGAGCCCGCTGTTCTCCTCGACGGGGATGCTCGACCTGACCGGCTACTTCGCCGCCCTCAGTCGGATCGACGTCACGATCGTGCCGTTGGCCGACACCGCGTTCAACCTCTCGAAATCCGGTTTGAAGGCGATCGAGGCCGCCGGGAGCGGGTCGGTGCCGGTCATGTCGCCGACCCCCGACAACCTGCGCCTCCACGAGGAAGGGCTCGGGCTGATCGCCCGCCGCCCACGGGACTGGCACCGGCACCTGAAGCGCCTGCTCCTCGACCTCGACTACAGGCAGGAGCTGGCCGCTGCCGGGTCGGAGGTGGCGGCACGGTGGACGATCGAAGGCAACGTGCACCGCTGGCTGGACGCCTGGACGTCAGCCTGAGGTCAGATGGCCGGCAGGTCGACGCGGATTGCGGCCGACAGGCAGCCGTCCCACCAGACGGCCGCCTCGCGCTGGCCTTGGAAGCGGACCATGTTGATCCGCCGGTCGAAGGCCTCGTTGAAGGTGCCCGGGTTCGACGACGCGGGCCCGAGGATCATCTGAGGCGTCCCCGAGGTGGCGTAGGCCCAGTTGGTGGTGGCCGCCGAGGCGTGGCCGTTCGGCCCGGTGCCCGGGTAGCCGACGCCGGGGACGACGTGGTGCTGGCCGACGAGGGTGACCAGCTGGCCGCCCTTCTCGACGACGCTGCCCGTGTCGGTCCACAGGCTGACCACCTCAGGGCGGGCGTGGATCGCCCCACGGCCACCGGAGCTGCAGTCGGAGATGGCCTGGATCAGCGCGCCGAGAGCCCGGGCTGGGGCGACCGCGGCCGCTCCGATGACGCCCTTGCAGCCGTCGAACGCCGTCGCCGGCGTCTTGCGCAACGCCAGGTCGCTGGCCCCTTGGGCGCCCGTCCAGAACTGGCCTTCTACCGCCCGGGGGGTGAGGGCGTCGATGGCGTCCATGGCCCGACGCTGGTAGCCGACGACCTCGTGGCCGGTGCTGCGGCACTCGAAGAGGGTGGTGATCTGGAAGGAGTCGACGTTGACGACCGGGTCGTTGTTCGCCGGTGTCGGCTGGGTGACCGGGTCGCAGCCGACGGCTGTGACCCACACCTGCTCGCATGTCTCCGGGCTGAACGACACGCCCGTCTCCCACCGGGCCGGCGCCACCGGTGTCGCCGCGACCCCGACGAGGCTGTGGGCGGGGACCGTGAACCCGGGGGCCCCGATCGGGGCGCCTCCTACGCCGAACGACACGCTGAGCTCCTGACCGTCGTCACGGTGGGCGATGCTACGCCGTCAGCCCCACCGGTATGGTGCTTCCAGGTTCGACGAGCAGGATCGGTGGTGGTTGGGGTGGGCTGAGGGGGCGGAAGGGCCACCGGGTCGTCGAATGGTTCGACCCGCTACGAGGTCCGCCTGCCGGACGGCAGGACCATGGTGAGGACCACCAAAGCGGAGGCTGTCGCCGAGCAGGCCGTCCACGGCGGCGTCATCCTGAAGGTCCGCTGGGCGTGACCTCCGTAGGGGTCGCGATTGCTTCGATCCCGCCGAGAACGGTGCTGCTGGCCGAGGCGCTGGCCAGCGTCTGCGCTCAGACCCGCTCCCCGGACGCCATCAGCGTCCAGGTCGACCATCTGCGGGAAGGGGCCGCCGGCTGCCGGAACCGGGCGTGGCGGGCACTGGACACCGACTACGTGGCGTTCCTCGACGACGACGACCTCCTGAAGCCGGAGCACCTCGAACGGCTGATGGTCACCGCCGAGGAGACCGGCGCCGACGTGGTGTACCCGTGGTTCGACCTGCAGGTTCACGGCGACCTGCGCAACGATCTCGACCCGCTGGGCATGCTGGGGCAGCCGTTCGTTGCCGCCGAGCTCGAGCACCGCAACTGGATCCCGGTGACGCTGCTCGTGCGGCGCGACGTGCTGTCCGCGGTCGGCGGGTTCCCCACGCCGGGCTCGGACCGCTGGCCGCACTCTGAGTGCGAGGACTGGGGCTGCTGGCAGGCCGTGGCCCGGGCCGGCGGCCGGTTCGTTCACCTGCCCGAGCGGACCTGGGTGTGGCGACACCACAGCCTCGCCGGGTTCGGCAACACCAGTGGAAGGCCCGACCGGTGGGAGTCCTGACCGGCTGGCCGCTGGCTAGCATCGTCGTCCGATGGAGGCGCGCCTGTTCCCTGAAGGCACCGTGCCGGATTGCTCAACGGCCGCCTGGTACGCCGAACGGGACCGGGCCCCGCACCTCGAGGAGTACCCGCACATCGCCCGGCTGGCCACGACCGCGTCGATGGTGCACCGGGCCCGAACCCTCGGCGCCGACTCAGTCGTCGACGTCGGCTGCGGGGACGGCGGGCTGCTCAGCCTCCTCGACCCGCGCCTGCCGGCGTGGGGTTACGACCTGCAGCCGTCGAACGTGGAAGGCGGCGCCGTCCGGGGTGTCGACGTCCGGCTCGGCGATGCTGTGGCCGGCGACATCGAATGGGGTGAGGTGGCCGTGGCCACCGAGGTGCTCGAGCACCTGGTCGACCCGCACGGCTTCGTGGCCCGCATCGCCGAGCACGCCAGATGGCTGGTGGCCAGCTCCCCGGCGAACGAAACCGCCGAGTCGCACTACGAGCACCATCTTTGGGCCTTCGACCAGGTGGGCTACCGGGCGCTCATGGAGCAGGCTGGTTGGACCGTGATCGAGCACGTGACCAACGACGACGGCTTCCAGATCCTGCTGGCCAGTCGATGATGACGGACGGGGCGGTCACGGTCGCCTTCGACCTGGCCGAGGATCTTCTGGCCGTGGCCTCCACCGCCCTGGCCGGCACCCCAGTCGGTGCGCCGCTCCGGCGGTTCGTCGCCGAAGGTGAGGCTGCCTTCGACTGCACCAGCCAGCTGTCCGTGCAGCTCCTGCGCCTCGCCCCAGCAGCGGAGTTCCCGAATGAGGGGAGACCGCCGCTCTACGGCTCCGGTAGGTCCCCCGGCCCCGCCGACCTGCTGGGCCTGTACGAGGTGCTCGTGCTCCGCTGCGCGGCGACGGCACCGAAGGGTGGACCGCCGGCCGTCGAGCAGATCACCGCGTCGGCGAAGACGGTGCTCACCGACGCCGTCGTCCTCCGCCGGGCACTCGAATGCGCAGTCGCCGCCGGCGAGCGGCCCGCGGTCGTGGGCGCCTGGGTCCCGGTGGGCCCGGAAGGCGGTGCCGTCGGGGGGCGGGTCACCGTGACCTTCGAGATCACCGGCTGCGCCTGCCCGTAGGAGGCTCAGACGCCTGGGGCGAACGCCACCCAGTGTACGGTCACCGGGCCCGTGTGCGTCCCACCGTCCAACGTGCGGACGGTGAAGTCAAACCCGGCGACGGCCACGTCGTGCAGGGTGACGACGAAGTTACCGCCGAGAGCCCCCTCCACGCCGGGGGCAGGGATGACCGGGTTGGCCTCGAACGGGGTGCCCCAAGCCACAGAGCCCTCGACGTAGTTGAGGCCAGCGAACGTGACGGTTGCCCTGCCCGTCACCCGGTCAGGGGCTACGTCGCCGGGCGTCACCCCGACCACGTAGAGCACGTCGCCGCTGCGGGCCACCATGACCCGCTGCCCCGCCGGCGGAGCGAAGTGCGGCGGCAGGACAGACGCCTTCAGGACCGCCCCGTCCCCGTCGATCCGTACCTTGGCTGAGGCGTCCTCATAGACGCCGACGATGGTGGCCGGGAGGAGCGCGAACCCTGTGGTGGATCGTGCTACCGCCCTCGCTGTTACCTGCCGGACGACGTTTACCTGTGCCTGCTGTTCCCGGGCCTCCCGAGCTTCCCGGTTCGCCCTGGTCTGTGCGATCACCCCGGCCAGCCACCGGTTGTACGGGGTGTCAGCGTCCTTCTGGGCCAACCACTCTTCGTGGGTACCGTAGTCGGCCCAGGTCCCGTCCTCCTTCTGCTCGAGGGTCACGGCGAACGCAGATGGTGGGTCATGTCCGTGCCGTCGGCCAGAGTCATGGACCAGGCCTGCTCCCGCCAGACGACGCCGTTGAACTCCACCGTCGAGTAGGTGTCGTGCCGCGGGTCGGGTGCCCCGGCGAAGCTGAGGTGGCGGTAGCCGGCCACGTCAGCCGCCGCCCTGGCCAACTCCAGTGCCGCGTCCACGTTGGCTATGCCCTGGACCTCGATCCGTGTCGGGATCACGAACCCACGCTTGGCGGCCGAGTTTGGACGTTCGACGGGGAGGTCGTAGACGACGACGATCGGCGCAGCGGTTGGGGCAGTGTCGACGACGATGTAGCGGTTCGGTGCGGAGAGCAGGTCGTCCGACTCGACGATCGTGGAGTGGAAAACGCGCCCTCCCACCCCGTAGGTGACGTCGGGGAGAGCGCCGGCCTCCCTCAGGGGGCCCATGGTGAGGGTGCCGTCGTTGTCGCAGTAGGGGTCCACGAACCCGCAGAGCCGGCTGGCCGCTGTGGCGATGGCGAGCCGCGATGTGCCGGCTGGCCAGGACAGGTCGGCGCCGGCCGTGCCGGCCCTGGCGGGGATGGCAACGGCGAGCACGTTGGCGTCGGCGGTGAGAGCGACAAGGAACGCCGAGATGTCGTCCCCTTTCGCCAGGGTGACGCCCGTCTCGGTCTCCCGGTCGAGGATGGACAGCAGGTCGACGAGCGTGGCGTCGTAGCCCCGGCCGGGGGTGTCGGGGGTGCGGGACAGGTCGGCGAAGGCGAACACGCCTAGCGACCACACCGTGCCGTCCTCGAGGACCATGGAGGGGCGGATCAGGTCGGTGAACGGGTTCAGGTCGCCGAGTTCGGCTGCGGGCAGCTGGAGGCCGGTGAGCGTCCGCTTGATGGTGCGGCTGACGTCGTTGGCGACGGTCGGCGGCTGGTCCTCCGAGGCTTGCAGGGTGCCGATCGGGGTTCGGTCGGCGTCGAGGACGTCGAGTCGGAACGTGGACGCCCGGGACGGTGCGGTCAGGTCGAGCAGGTCGGTAGTGGTCAAGGTCAGGTGCTGCTGTCGCCGATGAGGCCGAGGGTCGCCAGGTGGGTGAGGAGACTGGCGAGGGCGGCGTTCGCCCCCCTGCTGCCCGTCACGGTCAGCGACGCCCCGATCGGTCCGCCGGTGAAGCTCTTCCGGTTGCCCCACGACTGCAGGTTCTGAGCGTTCGCCGCCCCCGTGTTCGTCGACGTGATCCCGTTGAAGATCACGTTGTTGCTGATCCGCACGACCGCGGCGGTCCCGACGTTCGTGCCACCCCACTGCGAGACGATGTCGGCCGGGAACCCGTAGATGTGGTTCCGGTGGATCTCCAGCACCGGGTTGCTGTTCACGTCCGCCTGGTTGGAGTAGATGCCACGTGACCCTGCCGGGTGGATCGCCTCGGAGATCATCCGGTTGTCGCTGATCGTCGTCACCGGGGCGAACCCGTCGCCCTGCTGGGTGTTCCCACCAACCTCGATCGCAGTGAACGCGGCGCTGGCCGCAGCGTCCCACCGCATCACGTTCCCTGTGATCGTGATGTTGTGCGTGTTCGCGATCGCGTTCCACACCTTCCCGTTGCGGAACTTGTTCCCGGTGACGATCAGATGCTCGCATACCTCTGAGAAAACCGCGAAGCTGACCCCTGTCTTGTAGTGGGCGGTGTTGTTCGAGATTGTGATGGTGCCGTTGCCTGTCGTCTTCGATCCGTCGGACGTGGCGTTCTTGATGATGAACAGGGCGGCGCACGTCGAGGGGGAGGTGGCGATGCTCGTGTTGTTGTCGAAGACGACGTCCCGGCAAATGAAGAACGTGCCGAAGTTGGCTACGAACGAGTCGAACACGGTGTTGCGGCTGGCCCGGCAGTTGAAGCTGCCCTCGAAGTCGATGCCGATGTCGCCGTTGCCCTGCACGTAGTTGTCAACGATCAGGATGTCCTCGCCCATCGACCCCCACAGCCCGCCGCCGTAGGCGCCCGTCGCCCGGTTCCTGCTCATCCAGATCCGCTTGCACTTCCGGGCGTTCGCTATCGCCCCCTGAGTGTTGGCGTCCCCGCCCCAATACTGCACGCCCGACGTGTAACCGGTCAGCTTGTTGTCGACGACCCGAACGTCGGAGCAGTAGAGCAAGAAGATGCCGGCGGTACCAACCGAACTGTTCGGCGCCGTCCCCCGGTTGCCTTGCACGAGGATGTCGACGTTCTCGGTCTCAGCCGAACCAACGTAGATGTTGCCGTTCGCGCTGTTCACCTGGATGACCTGCATGTCGGTGACCGTATTGCGCAAGCAGTCGACGACGGAACCGCCAACCATCTTGAGCAGTGAGGTGCCAGTGTTACCCGAGGCTGTCCAGCCGCTCACCGCCACGTTGGTCCGCCCGGTGGACACGAACGCCCCGCCCCCCTGACCTGCGACAGCGGGCGTCGCGACCGTGCACACCAGGGAGGCACCGTTGCCCCGCACGTCCGACCCGTTCTTCAGGTTCACCGTGCCCAGCTTGTACGTGGCGCCGGGCACCCCGTGGACGGGGCCGGCCGCGTTGGTCACGATCGTCTGAATGGCCGCCGTTGAGTCGGCCACGCCTGTCTCGTCGATGCCGGACCCACGGAGCAGGGTCGCTGCTCCGGCCCCCGCCGCGGCCAGCTCTGCGCTCGACGCCACGCCGGCGTTGGTGAGGGCGTGGACGGCGTCGTGGTGCTGCTGGTGCAGCTTCCGCCCAGGGTTCGCCGCATCATCCGGGTAGGAGGCGTCAACGTTGACCGGGAGGTTGGTGCTCGGCATCAGTAGCCTCCGTCGCCGTACTGCTGGCACGACCCGTCGTAGCCGTACGGGGCGCCCGGGGTGGACGGCATGGCGAAGGTCTCCACGAATCCAACGGTAGCCTCATGCAGTCGTGGGAAGTTCGTGACCTGCCCGTCGGGGATGGTGATCGCCCCGAAGAACCGGTTGCCGGCTGTGTCTCGCACGCACACGTAGGAAACGTCGGCGACGGCCAGGTCTCGCAGTCGGTCCATCCGGCCGGGCCCGACCGGCGAGACCGGTGGGCACCGGCCGGATGCCACTTTCAGGCGACGCGTGAAGGTGGCACCCCGTTTCACCGCTGGCCGGAAGGCCACCGGCAGGTCCCGCCCGTACACCAGCCTGGTGACGAGCTCGGCTGCCTCGGGGAAGCCGTACTCTCGCGTTGGGGTGCCCGTGTAGGTGTCCTCGGCCACCACGGACAGGGTGGGCGCCTCGTTTGTGGTGAAAGTCAGCGGGCTGCCGGTGAGCGCTGGCAGAACCACTAGTGAAGGGTTCGACCAGTCGCCCTCGGTGCCGTACACGTCGACCGCTCGCACCCGGTAGGTGGACACCTCCCCGTACCTGGCTTCATGGTCCGCGAATGTTGAGTCGGTGACGGTGGTCAGCCGGGCGATCGGCGCCCCCTCGGTGCGCGGGTCGGACCGCTGCACCTCGTAGTAGGCGAACCCGGCCGGCACCGACGCGGGCGGCGTGAAGCTGACAGCCACGTACTTCGCCGCTGCGCCCCCGTAGGAGGTCGCCGTGACCGTGGCCGTCACCCCGGTCACCAGCGGTGGCTTGACGGCGACGACAGCCTGGGCGTCCTCAGCGAAGTCGACGCCGTCGGTTCCCAGCCACGACTGCGCCAGCTGCCCCGAGGACGCCCGAAGACTCCCGAGGAGCACCCGTTCGGTGGACCCGAACGCCGTCGGAGTGGTGGAGCTGATTATCAGGGAACCGATCGACCCGTTCGCGATCGTCCGACCGGCCCCCAAGTCGAGACGAACCCGGCGCCACGTCAGCACCTTCGTCACACCCCCCAGCGCGAAAGGTTCGACGGCAACCTGCGGGCTCCCGTCGATGTCAGCCCGACTGATCGAACCCTCCACGAACGCCCCTGTCCCACCCGGGCCGTCCGTCAACTTCCACGCCAGGCTCTCGAAGGTGGCCGGAGCGAACTCGTCAGCGAGCAGCAGGTACGCGACAGACAGGGTCTGCCCGGTGCCTCGAACCGGGAACGTCATCCCGGCTCCGCATGTAACGGTCGCCGCCTCCACATACGGCATGGTCTCAGCGAGCACGGGCCCGAAGGCGTCGACCACCAGGAACGGGATGATCGCCGCGTCAGGTGCCGCCGCCGAGGTGGGCTGCCCTGACCCGCCGCTGTCTGTGGTGGCCACCGCCACCGACTCGTGGAACGGGATTGGGACCACCGGACGGGGCAGCCGGCGGATGGTGGCCGTCGCCTTGCCCAGCCCGGTGTTGCCGGCCACAGGCTGGCGGACGACGGTCGAATAGTCGACCCCTTGGACCTTGGTCCAGATGGCACCGCCGGGCTCCCGCAGCGTCGCCGAAAAGAACCCGGGTGCGGTCACGTTCGGGACCAGGATGCCGGTGGCCACCCTCCGCTCGGGGATCGAGTAGACGGTCATCGACACGTAGGCGATCGCGGCCCCCAACTTGTGGGTGGTCAGGCTGAGCCGCCGCTGAGGGCCGACGGTCATGTCGAACTCGTTGACGTCGACACGCGTCCACGCCCTCATCGTGTCCGTCCTGTCTTGGCCGCCCGCCCCGCCCAGTGTGCGGGAGGCGAACATCTCCCCGATCCGGAAGGTGTGGTAGACGAACTCGGTTGGCAGCTCGCCGGGTGCCGGCAGCGGCGAGTCGAAGGCCATCGGGTTCAGCTCACCGATCCACGTCGTCCCCTGCAGGTGGTCGACGGATGCGTGGATCGGCCCGCAGGACCGGATGGTAAACTCGACCCCGACCACGTGGCGGCCGGTTGGGAAGCCGTTCGAGGTGAACAGCACTCCCATGGCGCACCGCTTGGTGGCCGAGGTGAAGGCGTAGCGGTCCAGGTTGTCGTTCACGATGTCGTCAACCCCGGCCGGGTCGCCCACCTGTGTCGGCCCGCGGTACCAGCCGGTGGCTGTCGGGCGGACGACAACACCGTTGACCGTGTAGGTGTCGGCCTGGAGGCCGGCGGTGACCAGCTCGTTGGCTCTGGTGGTCACGTCGACCAGCAGTCCGGCCCGGGGGTTGCCGGCCGGGTAGGCCTCGGGGCCGACCCCGCCATTGTAGATGGCCTGCGGCCCGGCCTCCACCAGCGGCGCCGAACCCTGGTCCAGGTAGACGCCGACGGTGCCGACCTGCGCGCTGTCGCTGGCCCGCCACCGGACGATCTGCTGCTGGGCCGGCGACCCGACACGCCGGCCGGCCCGCCCCCTCGACCGCTGTTCCAACCCGGACAGCCACGGCTGGTTCGGGTTGTAGTCGACCATCAGCCGGCAACCCTAGCGAGCACGCTCAACCGGCGGGCCTCGAGGGCGTCGGCCACGCCGTCGCCGGCCGCACGGCCCGCCTCGTATGCCGCCCCTCCCGTCACCCCGGACACCTGCACCACCAGCTTCTCAATGAGCACCCCCGGGCCCGCCGCCCCACCCGACACTGCCCTCCCCTTTGCCAGGGATGGCACGAACGGCAGGATCGTCCCGTCCTGCTTCGGGACGAACAGCTCCGCCCGGCGCTCCCCGACGACGTACGACTCGCCCTTCCTGACGGGCCCGCCGTGCTCCCTGCCACTCCCGAAACCGGGCAGGCTTTCGAGGGCGTTTCCGGCGAAGCCGAGCACGTCCCCCAACGGCCCGAGGGCGTCGGCTGCCTTGTCCTTCAGGCGACCCAGGAAGTCGATGACCCGACGGATGACGTCCACCACCTCGTCGAAGCGGTCGCGCACGAAACCGATGATGATCTTGAAGCCGTCGAAGGCGAGCTTGGCACCGTCGACGGCGTTGGTGAACCGGTCGGCGAGAAAGTCGGCGACCGGGCGGATGATGTTGTCGTAGAGGAAGCCGAGCGCGTCCTTGACGACGTCGAACACGATCTTCAGCCCCTCCCAGGCCAGTTTCAGCCCGTCGACGGCGTTGCGGAACCGGTCGGCGAGGAAGTCCGCTACCGGGCGGATCACGTTGTCGTAGAGGAAGCCGAGCACGTCCTTGACGACGTCGAACTGGAGCTTGAGTCCTTCCCAGGCCAGCTTGACCACGTCGACCGCGACCTTGAACACGTCCACCAGGAAGGCGGCGAACGGCTGGAAGACCACGATCCAAAGGAACTGCATCAGGTCGACGAGGAACCCGATGACCCCGGCGAAGAACTCGAAGCCCACCTTGACGACGTCGATGGCCACGCTGAGAACGTCGATGAAGAAGGCGGCCAACGGTTTGATGACGTTGTCGAACAGGAACAGCAGGACGTCTTTGACGAACCCGAACACGATGAGCAGACCGTCGAAGGCGAGTTTGAGTCCGGCCAGTGCCACGACGAACACGTCGACGAGGAAGCCGGCCAGAGGTTTGATGATGGTCTCGAAGAGGAAGCCGAGCACGTCGCGCACGAAGCCGAACACGATGAGCAGACCGTCGAAGGCCAGCTTCAGGCCCGTCAGCGCGACGGCGAACACGTCGATGAGGAACCCGGCCAGAGGTCGGATGACGTTGTCGAACAGGAACAGCAGGACGTCTTTGACCACGCCGATGACGGTCAGCGCCCCCTGGAAGGCGGCGACCAGCCCGGTGCCGATGGCCAGGACGACAGGTGTGACCGCCCCGACGACCCTGCCGAACACGTCGACGATGGTGCCGATCGCCGTGCCGATCGGTTCCAGCACCGGCTTCAGGAACTCGACCGCGGAAGCGAAGATCCGTTTGATCGACTCCCACGTTCGGTCGAAGAAGGCGGCGATCGTGTCCCAGTTGCGGTAGATGAGGTAGCCGGCTGCCGCAAGGGCGACGACCGCGGCGATGACGAGGCCGACCGGGCTGAGGACCGCTCCCAGCACGGCGCCCAGCAGGGGAAGCAGGCCGATGAGGCTGGAGAGGATCCCGAGCGCCACGCCGACGGTCTTGAACAGGATGAAGGCGTCTACGAGGGCGATGATGACGCTGACCGGGATGTCGGCGATGATCTCGGCGAACAGGGTGATGACCGGCACGAGGGCGGTGAGCAGGGTGACGAACGGGGGGAGGACGGCGAGCAGGGCGGCCACAACCTGGTCGGTTAGGGCGGTGGCGACTGCCACGAAGAGCGTGACCAGCTCGGGGAGGACCGGCGCCAGCCCGTCCACAAGGGCCACGACGAGCTCGGCGATGGGGGACAGCAGCGCACTGAACACCTGCAGAAAGGCCCCGGCGAGGACGCCGACGAGCGGCAGGAGCAGGGGCAGGAGGGGGACGATCGCCTCCAGGATCTTGCTGAACACGTCGACGACGACCGGGCCAAGAATCTTGACGGTGTCGCCGAACACGGCCCCCAGGGTGACGCCGACGTCCCTGATGACCGGGCCGAGCGTCTGGAAGGCCTCGCCGAACACGGCGGCCAGTTCCTTGATGATCGGCGTCAGCTCGACGATCACCGGGGTGATGGCGTCGGCGATGGCTCCGGCGACCGTGACGAACGGGCCGATGAGTTCGGCGGCCACGCCGCCGAACGCGCCGATGAGTTGGCCGAACGCGCCGGCGAGCGCACCGAGCTCCGGGCCGATCTCTGAGAGGGCGTCGCCGAAAGCCTCGCCGAACACCTTGGCGCCGGCTGCCAGCCCCTCGAGGAGGGGCGTGAGGACGGTGCCGAGCGTGCCGAGGATCGGTCCGAGGATCGGGCCGATAGCGCCGATCACCTGGCCGAGGGCCGGGCCGACCTGGCCGACGAGGTCGACGAGCACCGGGAGGACTGACGTGGCCAGTGAGGCGATCGCCGGGGCGATCGAGTCGAGCGACTTGCCGACCGACTCGGTCAGGGGTGGCAGCGAGTCTTTGACGGCGCCGACGAGCGGCTGGAACCCTTCGGTGACCGTGATCTTCAGCGTGTCCTTGAAGGTGGACATGAGACCGTTGAGGGTCTGCGACTGAGCGGCCATTGCGCCGGCGGCCCCGGGGAACGCGGCCATGCCGGCCAGAACGCCGTCGATGACGGGGCCCGCCTTGATGCCACCCGAGGTCAGCTGCTTGAAGGCTTCCTCGGTGGTGATGCCCATGTTCTTCGCCACGGCGGCGACAGCGTTGAAGCCGGGGAGGGCGTTGGTGATCAGCTCGAAGTCGCCGATGGTGGCCCGGCCCTGACCTTTGATGCGCCCGAGGGCGGTGACCACCGAGTTGACGGACTCGCCGCTCTGGCCGAGAGCGGCTGCCACGCCGCCGATCTTGGCGAGCACACCGTTGGTCTGGTCGGCGACCTGGTCGGCGGTGAATCCGACAGCCAGAAGCCTTTGGGCGGCGCCGGCCAGTTGGTCGAACTCGAATGGCGTGGCTGCCGCGAAATCTTGCAGGCGCTTTATGAATGGGACGGCCAGGTCGCCCATCTGGCCCTCGAACGCGACTTTGACCTGCTCGAATGAGCCGGCCGCTTCGAGGCCGAACTTGGTGAGGGCTCCGACTCCGGCGGTGACGCCGATCGCGGCCAGCGCTCCGAAGGCGAGTCGGCCGATGCCTGCCATCCGGCTGGCCAGCCCGCCCGCCCCGTCGCCGACGCCCTGGTCGAGCGAGTTGCCGATCCGCCGACCGGACGCTCTGGCGTCGGCTTCGACCGCCCGGAAGCCGCCTTTCAGGTTGCGTTCGACGCTGTCCGCCGCCTGGCGCGAGTCGGCCACCAGCCCGTCGAATGCCCCCTCGGCCACGAGCCGCCCGTCCGCACCCCGCAGGCGGGCCGACAGGTCCCGGAACGCGCCGACGACCTTGCTGGCGGACTGCTGGCCCTCCTGGCCCAGACCCTGCAGCGACCGGGTGGCCGCGGTCGTGTCGATCGCCGGGGGGAGGAAGGCTGTCCCGATTCGTCGTCCGGTCGCTGCGGCTGTGTCGCCGACGCCGCCGAGCTTCCTGGTGGCCGCCGACGTGTCGACGTCGACGGGCCGGAAGGCGTTGGCGATCCGGCGGGACGCGTCCGACGCGGCGTCAAGCAGCGGCCTGAACCCGCCAGAGGCACCGTTGGCTGCCCGCCGCAGCTGGTTCTCAAGGTCCCGGGCGAAACCTGGTGACAGAACCGGGCGGACCTCAGCTTCGATGCCGCCTACGGATTCGCCCACGGATGCAGGCTACTGTCGGCAGGTCCGGCAGCACGGTCTTGTCACGCCGCCTGGCATCGTGACCGAGGTGACCTCATCTCCACCGTCCCGGCTCGGGCCGGCCCCGAACGCCCCGCTCGAGAAGATCGAATGGCGGGCTGACGGGCCCCCGAGCACGAACCGTGACCCGCCGACGGCCCGGTTCGTCCCCTACGTCGGTGCGGCCACCGTGGCCGCCCTGCTCGACCTGTGGGTCGGCCCCGACGGGTGGGCTGACGTGTACGAGGCGGCCAAGGTCGACGGCAAGGAGGCGATGTGGTGCCGCCTGTCGTTGCGGGGCGCCGACGGGTCGTGGGTGACGAAGACCGACATTGGCGTGCCGTCCAACGTCGAGGCCCAGAAGGGGGCGGTGTCCGACGCGTTCAAGCGGGCCGCCTGCCTAAAGTGGGGCGTGGCCCGCAACGTCTACGACCTGCCCACCCTGTGGGCCCCGTGTCGGGTGTTCCAGAAAGCCGGGAAGCCGCAGGCGGCGCCCACCGACCGCACGTTGCCGCACCTGCTCGGCGAGTTGAAGCGGCTCGGCTTCGGCGACGTCGGAGTCACCCGCCTGGAGGCTCACGATGACGCCGCCGACGGCGACGAAGCTCGGCCGCCGCCCGCTGAACCGTCACGAGTGGTCGATCCGGCGACCGGGGAAGTCACTGGAGGGTTGGCTGGAGCCGTGCTCGCCGCAGTCGAGGGCCTCTCCCCGGAAGACATGATGGCCGCCGTCGAGGCCCTCGAGACGAAGGAACGGAACGCCTTCCGCAAGTGGGCTCGTGAGGTGCACAACGTCCTCCGGCTGGAGGATGCGCCGGCCGAGGTGATCCCGGCGTTGTGCGCCCATCTCGCTGCCGCCGGATGAGCATGGTCACGGCGACCTGCCGGGCCCGCAACCTGAAGCCAGGCGACGTCGTCGTCAGGGCTGAAGAAGAACTCGAAGTGGTCGTCGTGAAGAGGAACGGCCTGAGCCTTGAGGTGCTCTTCTCCGACGGCCAGACGGTGACGTACCAGTCCCTGGACACGGTCACCCGCCGCCGGCCCCGCCCCGAGTAGTCCCGGTGGATCCTGACGTCGCCGACCTGCTCGGCGTGACCTCGGGCGGGGGTGACGCCCGGTTCCAGGTGGTCCCCGACCATCGGGTGCAGCGGGCCCGGATGGGTGAGCTCGACGAACAGGCCCGGGCCCTGGCCGCCTCGTCGGGGGTCGGGTACAAGGCGGCCATGGTGGCCTTGCAGCGCCAGGAGAGGACCGGCGACCGGGTCAGCGCGGCGGTGGTGGCTGCCACGAACGCTTTCGGCGGCGCCCTCATCCAGGCTATGAACTCGGCGACCACCGCCATCGCTGGGTTCGGGAAGACGCTGAGTCAGCTGCTGGGCCTCGGGCCTCCCCGGCCGCCGGCGCACAGGGAGGTGGCCGCTGTCGTAGCGCTGCTGGCGATCCGGCACCACCCGGCGTGCCCCCGGTGCCGGTCGGACGGGCCCGGCGGGCTGTGCCCTGCTCCCGCCGCTACACGGATCCTCGGCCCTCCACCCCTTATGGCTGTCGTTCTAAGAGCCCCACAGGACGGCAAACGGCGCAGTTTCGGCGCCGTAGCTAGTCGCTGGCGGACGGACCCGTTCGGCGCTGACCGCCGGGCCTATGCTTGCCGGCCATGGCCGAGGATGGTGACGACGCCGTCCTGACCATCGCCGAAGCCGCCGCACTGCTCCGAATCTCGCTTGGAACCGCGAAGAGGTTGGCGGCCGAGGGGACGCTTCCCGGCCTTCTCGGCAAGCTGGGCCGGCAGTGGCGGGTCAGCCGGAGCGGGCTGACCGCCTGGACCGACCAGCAGGGCAAGAGGTGAAGCGGACGCCGTTCGGGCGCCGCACCTCGCTGGCCAGGGGTCCCAGGCCTGAAGCGCAGGCCCTCGTGGCCAAGGCCGTCGAACGCGAAACCCGCCTGGAGCGGAAGGCGCTCACCCCGGAGCGGCGGGCCCTGAACGCCCAGCTGGTCGCCTCGCCGAGGCCGTGCGCGCTCGGGCCCGGCTTCGCCGCCCACGGGTTCGACGTCTGCACCGGCCGGGCCACCTGCTGGCACGAGCTGCGGAAGCGGTCATCGGCCGGGTCCACCGTCAACCCGGCCAACCTGAAGGCCGCGTGTCTGAGGTGCAACGATCTGGTCGAAATCGAGCCGGCCCTTGCCCGCCAACTCGGCTTCGTCATGCGCGAAGGGGATACTGCGTGGGACGCGATGAGCCGACGCCACGACCATGGAGGTCCAGATGGATGACCGAGAAGAGCACGAGCGACTGAGGGGCGGTGCCGGCTGATGCTGTTCAGCATGTTCGTGGCCCGGCACGCCCGGGGGGAGCTCGACACGCTCGCCGAGAGCATCATGCAGGAGGTGGCTGAGGCGGTGCTGCTGACCGGCAAGACCGGGTCGATGACCGTCGACGTGAAGATGGCCAAGTCGGGCGGCCGGGTGATGGTCGACATGCAGATCAAGCACAAGAAGCCGATGCCGTCGTTGGAGGAGGCGCTCTACTTCGTCGGCAGGAAGGGGCTGCAGAAGGAGGACCCGCTGCAGCAGGCGTTCGAGAGCATGCGGGGCCTCGGTGATGAGGGCCCGGCGACCCTGAAGCGGGTCGTGGATGATGACGGGGTCGTGTCCTACGAACCCGACGACGAGGGCGTGCAGGCGCCGACAGGAGATGACGACTGATGGGCTACGGCAGCGACAGCAGGACCACGGTGGCTGAGATCCGCCTCGGGGAGGTGCAGGCCGCTCTCGAGGCGGCAGAGCCGCTCCAGGTGGTCGCCAAGGCCGGCGACTCCGCCTGGGCCACGGTCCGCCGCGGCGACTCGATCGTGGAGGTGCGCGACGACGAGCAGTGGCAGCCGAACCCGGCCCGGACCCGGGGCACGCTGAAGGTGCTGACCGCCGAAGGGTTCTCGCGCGCCTGGCGCCGGCACGGCGGCGGTGAGGCGCATGGCAGCAACGTCTACGTCGACGAGGACCGCTGCCGGCTGATCGGGGTGCTCAACGACGACCAGCCGGGCGCCGCAGGCTGGCGCGACCACCTGATCAGCCTGGACCTGCGGTCCACCCCGGAGTGGAAGCTGTGGGTCGACGGCCAGGGTCTCGGCCCGCAGGCCAGGTTCGCTGAGACGGTCGAGGCCGGCGAGTTGGAGATCAAGTCGCCGTCCGCGGCCGAGATGCGCGACCTGGCCGCCAACTTCTACGCCACGGTGAACGCCACGGTGAAGCGGGCCGTCCGGCTGTCCGACGGCCGCACCCAGCTGGTCTACGACGAGGAGGTCGAGGCGAAGGCTGGTGCCGCCGGTGAGCTGGTGATCCCCGACGAGTTCATGCTCGCCCTCCGCCCGTTCGTCGGGTCGGCCCGCTACGAGGTGAGGGCCCGCCTCCGGTACCGGGTGTCGAACAAGCAGTTCACGATCGGCTACCACCTGCACCGCCCGGAGGAGATCCGCCGGCTGGCGTTCAACGACGTCGTCGAAGCGGTCGCCGCCGACATCGGCGTCGACCTGATCGCCGGCGTCCCCGACGGGGCGCCTGAGGGTCGGTGATCCGAGGCGAGGACCTGCCGGCCGCCCTCCGCAAGAAGCTGGGGGTGGCCGGCCAGGCGAGGACGACCCGGAAGGCGCTGCCTGTCCGGTCGACGGTGCCGCTGTGGCGCTGCGGCCGACCTGACTGCGCCGAGGAGTTCTCGGTGTGGGCGAAGGCTGAACGGCACGGCCACGAGCACGGCCGGGTCGAGTTGATCCTCGACCCGGCCGTGCAGTAGCTTCGCCGCTCCCGCCGGCCTTCTCCGAAGAGGGCCGGCGGTGTCGCGTCTACTCGTCCCGGCCGTGGGCGGCGTCCCGAGCCCGGCGGAGGATGCGGATGAGGTCGTTGCAGTCGTGCCGGTCGAGGTCCGACCAGATGCCCTGGTAGGACCCGTTCGGCCCGGCTCCCTGGCTGACAGTGTCGAGCAGGTCGAGCAGGGCCCGGCCGGCGGCTTCGTCGTCGGCGATGGCCGCGCTGGGACTGTGGGCGCCGAGCTTGGCGAGCCCCCGGCCCAGCTTGCCGAGCACTTCCTGGTCGCCGAGGAGCGTCCAGAACAGGGACCGCTCGCCCGTTGCTTCGACGCCGACCTGGAGGCTGCCCCCCTGGTTCCACCCGACCCTCACGTTGTACGGGCCGGCAGTGCTGATCGTTTCCTTGGGCATCGCTTCGCCTTTCGTCGTCGGGCATCACGCCCGTCCATCACGGAAGCCCCGACGGTAGCAGCGGCACTCGACGCGATGACGCCCACTGGCCTACGATGCGATCTGCGCCCGGACGCGGTGCACCCCCCGCCTCGATTGCTTGCCGGCACGAGGACGAGGGGCGACTAGAGCAGAAAGGCTGCCCTGATGGACATGGTACCCAACGAGACGACGGTCCGGTGAACGACGCCGAGGTCCAGGAGCTCTTGTCGGCCCGGGCCGCGTACTGGCCAGGTCGGCCCGGCTGTGACTTCGAGCCGTTGCCCTCCGACGTAGACAAGTGGTACGGCTGGTTGTACGACGTGCCCCTGCGCACGGCGCGTTATGTGATGAAGGTCATCGCGCTCGGCGGAGGGGATCTGCCGCCGTCGGCCGGAGAGGTGCGCGAGTCGGTGCGCCAACTGGATGCCGGGCGATGAGCGCCGACGCGATGGGCTGGACGTTCCGTCACTCCCCGTTCGTCGGCGCCACCCTCCTCGTGCACCTCTCCATTGCCGACAGCGTCAACGACCAGAACGGCAACGAGCTGTGGATGAGCGCCACCAACCTTGCCCGCAAGGCCCGGGTGAGCCGCCGCACCGCCGGCATCTCCCTCGCCACCCTCACCGAAGCAGGGTTCCTGACCCTGCTGGCCGAGGCGAAAGCCAAGCCGACGCACTACCGGTTCGAGTTCCCCGACGGCGCCCAGGTGATGTTCGAGACCCGCAGACGGACCAACCCTCAACCTGCGCAGTCAGTTCGCACCACCACAAACCCTCAACCTGCGCAGCCCACGACGCGGGCCGAACCCTCAACCTGCGCAGCCAGCAACCCTCAACCTGCGCAGCCAGTTCGCACTAACCCAAGAGAACCCAAAGAAGGTCAAGAGCAACCCAACAACGAGACCCCTTCGCGCTCAGAGCGCACGCCGGAGGAACGCTTCGAGCGGTTCTGGCTGCGCTACCCGAAGCGCCATGGGAAGCGGGAGGGGAAGGCGGACGCGCTCCGTGTCTGGATGCGGATGATCGACGCCGAGCGCAAGGATGCCTGGGACGCGGCCAAGCACTACGCGGCCGCTTGCGACGCCGATCTGACTCGGGCGATGGACGCCCACCGCTGGCTGACCCGGCGACGCTGGGTGGATTGGGCTATCCCGGCCACCGCTCGAGCGGTGGCCGGGGCGTCCGCCCCTGGCCCGATGGACTTCTTCGCCGCAGCCGCCGCTGCCCGCGAGGCGGAAGCCAGGTGACGCCGTCCGAGGTGCTCGAGCTCGTCGGGCGGATCCAGGTGACGTGGCCCCGCACGAAATGGGCTGCCCCGGTGGAGTTCGTCGGCACGGTCTGGCTCGACTACCTGGCCGACCTGCCGGCTGACGCTGTGCGTGCCACGCTGGTCGATCTGCCGCCGACGTGGGCGCCAGCCCCCGGTGAACTGCGCGAGGCCGTGCTGGCCCGGATCGACCCGGACGTGTCGCCCGACGGCGACGAGGCGTGGGCTGAGGTGCAGGCCGGGATCCGCCGGTGGGGGGCCAGTGCCCCGTACCACCGGCCTTTCGGGGAGGGTGACCCGAAGGTGTGGTCGCACCCGGCTGTCGCGGCCGCCGTCGAGGCGTTCGGCTGGGGCGCCCTGTGCCGGGCCGACAACCCGGGCACCGACCGGGCCCAGTTCCGGGACTTCTACGCCGCCGCACGCGCCCGGCACAGGCCGCGGCGCACCCCGCCGGCCGCCGCCGTGGCCATCGACGCCGCCCGGGCCAGGTGGGCCAGCACCCACGCATTGCCGGCCGCTCCTGCCGTCGCAGCCCTCGGAGCGCCGTCGGCTGTCACCCGGCCGGGCATGATGCCCGACGTGGATGCCGGACCGCTGCCCGACGTCGAGGCTCTGGCCGGACGCCTCGGGCGCGACGCATGAGGAGGTCCCGGTGTTTGACGTGACGACGAGCCGACTGCTGGACGGGTGGGCGTACCAGCTGACGGTCACCCTCGGCTCGAGGACGGTGACGGTCGGGCGGAGCAAGGCCAGGTTCCCGAGCCGCAACGACGCCCTGTCCGCCGGCGAGCACGACATGGTCCGCCGCCTGCAGCGGATCCTGGCAGGCGCCCGATGACCGCCGCCGTGCTGGCGTCGAAGCACCACCGCGCCCTATGGTGCCGGCATGGAGAGTCACGGTGAGTCGGGGCGGTCCGCTGAACGGCAAGTCAGCATCCGGCTGCCAGCGTCCGAGTACGCCGCGCTGCGGCGGTGGGCCGACAGCGAGGACCGGTCGGTGACCGCCCAGGTCCGGGTGGCGCTCCGTGACGCAGTGCCCGAGAAGTTCGCACCCCCACGAAAGGACGAGACATGATCGAGCTCGCGACCAGAGACGGCGTCCCGGTGAAAGCCGTCGCCCCGGACGACATCGCCGTCACCCCGAAGGGCCGGCTGCTCGTCGAGCAGGTGTCGGTGGCCAGGCAGGCGGTGACGCTCACCGGCCGCCGGCCAGGGTCTGAGGCGAAGTCGAGGATCAGTCACTCGTTCATCCCCGAGGCGACGGTCACGGTGGTAGCTGACGACGCCACGCTCGACGCCCTCGAGGGGGTCGTCCGGGCCCGGCTCGACGGAGACGATGCCGATGCTCGCGGGACCGTCGTCGTCGTGCCGGAGGGCCTGCTCGTCACGATCAGGCCGCCCTTTGGCGAGCCGGCCGACTGGCTCGTTCATGGCCGGGGGACGCCCGAGCCCGCGCTCCCAGCCGACGAGCCGCCCGCCGCTTCGCCGCCCACGGCCGCCCCTGCCCCGCCCGCCGTCGCTCCGTAGCCAGAGACCTCCTCTGCTACCGTGACAGCATGAACATCATCGACGTACCGCTGGAGCAGATCGCCGTCAAGAAGAACGACCGAACCACGTTCGCCGACGACGAGATCGCCGCCCTGGCCAAGTCGATCGACGCCGTCGGCCTCCTGTCCCCGATCACCCTGGAGCCCCGCACCGACGGGGAACCCGGGTACTGGCTGGTCGCCGGCGAGCGCCGCTTCCGCGCCCACCAGTGGCTCGCCGAGCTGTCGATCCCGGCGATCGTCACCGCAGGCTCCAACGAGGAAGCCCGCCTGAAGATGCTGGCTGAGAACGTCGGCCGCGTCGACCTCGACCCGCTCGACGAAGCCCGCGCCTACCAGGAGAACATGGACTCGTTCGACCTGCTCGCCGAGGAGGTCGCCGAACGGGTCGGGGTCAGCCCGACCCGGGTCCGGGCCCGCCTCGCCCTCCTCCGCCTCAACCCGGAGGTGCAGATGCTCGTGTCGAAGAAGCGCCTCCTCGTCGGCATCGCCCAGTGCATGGTCGACCTCGACGCCGACCGGCAACGGGTCGCCCTGAGGGCCTGGGCCACCGGGAAACTCGGGTCCGGCGACTTCGTGGAGCTGTGCTCCACGCTCCTCGCCGAGCAGCAGCAGACGTCGATCTTCGACCCCGGGTCGTTCCTGGTGCTCGACACGTACGTGCAGGAGGCGCAGGCGAAGAACAAGCACCTGCACCCGAAGCAGATGTCGACCCTGTTCGAGCTGATCCTCGACGGCTTCGAGCAGCTGGTCGCCCCGGCCGACGTGCCGCCCGACCTGGCCGCCATGGTGGCCAGGTCCCGGGCGTCGATCGAGTTCCGCCTCCGCAAGCCGGAGAAGGCCAGTGGCTGACCGACCAGCATTGACCGGCGAGGACTTGGTCGACCTCATCAGCGACGAGATCAGCGGGGCGGGAGTGGTCGACCCCCGGAGGGTGGCGGCGAAGGTGCTGGACGCGCTGCGACAGGCCGGGATGCTCGCCGACCAGGAGCGGGCGGCCATCACGGCGTGGCTGCGGTCGCCGCGCCGCAGCCGCCCCAGTCGTCTTTCCATGAACGACGCCATCGAACTGGCCGGCCTCATCCAGCGCGGCGAGCACCGTGGCTGAGGACCGGCACCTGCACCTGATCGGCGCCTTCGAGGTTGGGGCCGGGGTCACCGACGTGCTCGGCGACCCGACGGTCGTGCTCGAGGTGTACGTCGTCGGACTGCTCGCCCACCCGGCACGGTTCGCTGTCGCCCCCGACGTCGCCGACCAGCTGGCCGAGGCGCTCGCCGCCGCCGCCGCCGAAGCCAGGAGTCTCGATGGAAGGTGAGCGGAACGCTTACTGGCGCGCCCACTACGACCGGGTCTTCGCCGAAGGCCAGGGGGCGCTCGACTACTCGTCGCCAGTCCTGCAGTCCGCCGAGTTCGCTCACGCCCTCCGGCTCGCCGGCCGCCTCGACGGCAAGGCCGTGCTCGACGCCGGCTGCGGGCAGGCCCAGCTGGCCTCCATCTGCGCCACGCTCGGCGCCCACCCGGTCATCGCCTTCGACCGCCACGAGCCGACGAGGATCCACTGCGCCGCCGACTTCGTGGTCGGCGACCTCGAGGAGAATGCCATCTGGCATAAAATCGGCGGCGCCGGGCCCTTCGACGTCGTCTTCGCCGTCGAGTGCTTGCAGTACGTGAACGTGCCGACCGCTCTCGCCCGCCTGTGGGCGACGGTGAAGCCGGGTGGCCGACTGGTCACCGTGCTGGCCAACGCTGACAGCCCGATCGTCCAAGACGTGAAGCGCTACCACGGCGGCCACTACCAGGGAGTGCAGCCCCGTGCCCTCAACGGGCTCATCCGAAGCCTCGGCGCGGTCGCCCACTGGAAGGTCGAGTACCTGTGCCTGGCCGCCGACCAGACGATCGAACCGTTCGACCAGGACCTGGTCGACCTGTACGGGGAGACAGTGACGGTGTCCGGCGTGCCGCACCCGTACCGGCTGGTCGTCGTGGCGGTAAAGGCATGATCGGGACGCACGAAGGCTTGGTCGGGGAGTTGATCCCGGTCAACGACCCACGGTGGGGCCTGCTGGTTCGTGACGGCGACGTCTTCCACTGGCCCGCCTGGGCGTCGGCTCATCGTGGTGCCGGCACCCCGGTTCTCGCCGCCGCCGGCGGCGTGGTCGCACCGGTCGTGCTCGACGGCATCGTCGCCAGCTCGCCGCCGGGGTTCGCCGGCGCCTACTTCACCTCCGACCCGTTCGGCCCGACCCGGTCGCTTGCCCGGGTGGTTGGGCTGCTTGCCGACGAAGGTGTCGCCGCCCTGTACCTGCGCCTGCACCCGCTCCTCGGCCGGGACCTGCCGGTCAGCCGGGTCCCTGGCGACGTCGTCGTGCTGTCGATGCCGCCGCCTGTCGTGCTGGACCTGGCCAGCTGGGACTTCGGCTCAATGCGCTCCGGCCACCGGCGCCAGGTCGCCAAGGCCCAGGAGGCCGGGTTCACCGTGAAGGTGTTCACCGGCGACCGGCTCGCCGTCGCGTACTTCAACGGGCTGCACGACGAGACGATGGCCAGGGTCGGCGGCGACTCCCGGCACGCCCCGACGATGAGCGAGATGGCCGCGGTGGCGCTCCCCACCGCCGGCCTGTGGTCGGCCAGGACCGTCCTGTGCTACGCCCCGGACGGCCTGCTCGCCGCCGGTGCGGTGATCCTCGGCTTCGGGGCCCGGGCCACGTACTGGTGGGGCGCGACCTCCGACCGGTTCGTCGGCGGTCGCGACCCGCTGGCCCGTTTCGCCCCGCTGAAGCTGGTGCTGGCCACGGCCGCCCAGGTCTGCCGGGCCGACGGCTACGCCACGCTGAACCTCACCGGCGGCATGGCCCACGACGACGAGCTCGAACGGTTCAAGCTGGGCTTCGGCGGCCGGCGGGTCACGCCGAACCTGGCCCTGAAGGTGATCCTCGACCGGCCCCGCTACGACAAGGCCTGCCGGGCCGCCAACGTGCCCTCCGACCCGACCGGCTTCTTCCCGCCGTGGCGCGCCCCGAACCGCCCGCTCACAAGTCGCACAACGGGCCCGGACGACCCGCCGACCACTCAACCCCACCCGGAGCCCGAATGCTCGCCCACCTGACCTGGCCCTCCGCCGCCGTCCTCATCGTGCTGCTGCTCGTCGTCGCCTTCCTCGGCGCCTGCCTGCTGGCAGCCGTGCTGTAGGAGGCCGACCGTGGAGGTTGAGAACGTCCCGATCGAGTCGCTGGTCCTCGACCCGAAGAACGCGCGCAAGGGCGACGTGCCGGCGCTGATGCGGTCGCTGAAGGAGTTCGGTCAGCACCGGGCCGCTGTCGTGCAGCGCAGTACGCGCCGGGTGCTGATCGGCAACCACATGGTGATGGCCGCGTCGGCTCTCGGGTGGACGGACATCGCGGTGACGTTCACTGACGACTCGGAGGAGCAGGCGCTTCGCCGGGCCCTGTCCGACAACCTGATGTCCGACAAGTCGGGCTGGGACCAGGAGCAGCTGAAGTCGCTGGTCGCCGAACTCGACGGGCAGCTGGTCCCCGGCCTCGAGCAGTCCGACCTCGACAAGCTGCTGGCCGACGCCGCCGCGGAACCGGTGGCGCCGCTGCTGCCGATCGTCGCCCGTCCCGGGGAGCACTACAGCTACGTGATGATCGTCGCCGGCGACGAGATCAACGACAACTGGCTGCGCAACCTGTTCGGCCTGCAGTCGTCGGCGTCGTGGAAGTCGAAGCGGACAGGGATCAGCCGGGTCGTGACCGTCCAGCAGTTCAAGGAGGCCATGAACGCGGCGATCGGCCGGGGCGAGCCCTATGACTGACCCGGTGCCGCTGATGGGCCCGGATCCGACGCCGGAGCCGAGGCTGACGATCGCCGTCCCCTCCGCCGGCCGCCCCGGCCGGGTCCTCGTCGGCCGCATGCTCCCACCCGACCAGTTCGTTGTTGTCGTCCCCGAGAACGAGGTCGCCTTGTACGAGGCCGCCCAGCCCGAGCTCGAAGTGGTCCCGCATCCGCCGGAGGTTGGCCGCCTCCCCCGGAAACGACAGTGGATCCTCGACCGGTACGCCGCCGACCGGGGCCACGCGGTGCTGATGGTCGACGACGACATCGAGGAGATGATCCACATGGAGCACGGCCCCGGCGACCGGAAATGTGTGATCCAGCCGGACGAGTCGATGGCGATCATCCACCGGCTGGCCTGGGAGACGGCGCAGGCCGGCATCCACCTGTTCGGCTTCGAGACGTCGGGGAGCATCCTGAACTACAACGACTTGGCCCCGTTCAAGCTGACCGGCTACGTCGTCGGCTCCGCTATGGGTGTCGTCGGCGGCGGCCGCCTGTCGTTCAACCCGGAGACGTTGGCGGGCGACGACTACTGGCTGAGCTTGCTGAACGCCTACGAGCACCGGTGGTGCCTGATCGACAACCGGTACTGCCCGAACCTGCGGGCGTCGTCGAAGTCGAAGACGTTCGCTCAGACCGGCGGGATGGGCTCCCACCGGACCGCTGAGTCGGAGGAGAACGACTACCAGGTGCTCCGCCGCTACTTCGGTGGTGACGTCGTCCAACGGAAGAAGGCGACCGGTCGGGCCAAGCTGTCGCACCCGGCCCAACGGACCATGGTCGTCCCGTTCTGACCTGACTGTCACCTTGGCTGCCAGTGTGACGTGGTCAACCAAAACGACCTTGGAGGTCCGGTAGTGGGTGGGTACATGAACAGGGAGACGATCCGGGGTTACGCCCTCGGTGAGGTCGTATCCGCCTTGCAGAAGGCGATCCGGCGCGGTCAGGTTAAGGAGGCGGCCTGGTGGGCTGCCGAGCTCGAGCAGTCGGGGCACGGTGCGCACTGCTGGAACCGGATGGTGGTGATCACGTCTGAGGACGTCGGCCTGGCGTGGCCTGAGGGGCCATCGGTGATCCGGGCGTTGAAGGCCAGCTACGACGAGGCCGCAGCCCGCCGGAACCCGTCCCGCCCGGAACGGCTGTTCATCATCCACGCCGCCGTGGCGCTCGCCCACGCCCCGAAGTCCCGCTGGGTTGACCATGCGGTGTGGGCCAGCTTCGGCTACGACGACCAGCAGCACCCGATCCCCGACGAGGCCCTCGACCTGCACACCGCCCGGGGCCGGCAGATGGGCCGGGGCGAGGACCACTGGTTCAAGCACGCTGCCGTCCTCGTCGGCGAGGCCGAGCTGGGCGACGACCCGTTCTTCGAGAAGATGAAGGTTTCGTCGGAGGAGGCGTTCGCCCGGCAGTGGTCTGCGGGCCGGGCCGCGCAGCCGCCGACCGCGCAGCAGGGCATGTTCGAGGCGTGATGGGTACGCTGTTGGCCGTGGTAATGATCGGCGTCATCGTCGTCGGCGGCGCCCTCGCCTGCCTGCGGTTCGGCGGCCGCGGTGATGGCTGACGAACCGGTAAAGCTCCGCTCCCTGCCGCGGCCGTCGAGGATCCAGGCGGCGTACGAGGTCGAAGCCCACTTCCTCCCGGCCACCAACGACCAGACCGTCGTCGGCGTGGAGGCCGTCGTCAGCCTCGCCGGCTGTCCGCAGTTCGTCGCCGTTGAAAGCCTGCCGGCCGACCAGGTCCGCTACCTGGTATGCCCGGACGACGTGCTCGTCATGGTGGCCGAGCGGACCATGGCCGCCTTCGCTGACGTGTTGGCGGCCCGGCTGTGACCGCAAGCCTCCTAGCCCGTCCGGTGGCGCTCGGCGCCGTCTGGCCGACCTCGACGGCATCACCCGACCAGCACCAAGGAGACCGATGAAGGAGTCGACGATGAGCCAGCCCGAACCGACCGCGTGGACCGTGACGGAGGAGCCACCGCCGGAGTCCCCGGAGGATGGCCACGAGCACGACGACGAGGCCGCCCACGAGCACGAGGAGGAGTCCGATGGTCGCGAGGGCTGACGCTCGAGGGTGGGGTCCCGGTTGGCCGACGAACCGGTCCGCAGATCAGGTGAAGGTGGCCCGGGGTGGGGGAACGCCCGTCGCCACCTGGGTCCATCGGGGTATCGCCCCTCTGGTCGTCGAGGGCCTGCGCCGCACAGAGGAGCTGGCCCAGTACGACGTGCGGATGCTGGGCGGCTACAACAGCCGACCGATCCGTGGCAGCACGATCACCCCAAGCAACCACTCCTGGGGCCTTGCAGTGGACATCAACTGGGACAAGAACCCGATGGTCTCCGGCCCGGTCGTCACCGACATGCCGGCGCGCATGGTGGACGCGTGGACGAGCCTCGGTTTTGGCTGGGGTGGCGCCTGGACCGGCACCCGCAAGGACGCCATGCACTTCGAGTTCGTCGGCACGCCGGCTGATGCTGCCGCTCGGGTGGCACGGTTGACGGTGAAGCCAGTCGCCGCCGTGTCCCTGGCACCGTCGGGGCCGGCTGTCGCCGCTCGGGGCGACCTGCTGACGGTGCTCACCAGGGGCGACAACGGAGCGCTACGGGCCCGGGCGGCGGTCAGCGCCGACTGGGAACACCTGGGCGGGCAGACGACGTCGGAGCCGGCCGCGGTCTCCTGGGGTGGCAGCCGCCTGGACGTGTTCGCCCGCGGCACAGACGGCGCCCTCTGGCACCGCTGGGCGGATGACTCACAGACGGCGTGGGCCGCATGGGAGAGCCTGGCCGGCCAGG